TCATCGCCCCACATTGCTCGCTGTACCTCAAGGTCATATCGCTGCAATACTGCCGCACACGACAAATCGAAATTAAGCTCACGCGGGTTGCCCTTCAGCAGTCTCGACGGTCTCTGGCCGAAGTGCCGCGCGGCGAGACTGAGCAGTAGATGCTCTTCTTTCCTTTCGGTTACGAAAGGTATCGACCTCGTCCTTTTCCTCCCCTCGTATCCAAGCGGCTAACTCATCAAGATCACCTTCATCGGCGTCCTTCTGCGTGCCATTAGGCCACTGCCAGGCAAGCTCACCAGACGCAGAGTAAACAATCTCCGGCTCAAGGCAGTGCTTCATTACCAGCTTCTGCATGAATGCCTGACCCTCTTCCGCTTTATCGGGGGGCAGATCCGCGTCAGACGCGCCCTCACCATGCCGCGCTTTGACCTCTTGAACACTCGCCACAAGAGAGAGCGGAATGCCGCCCTTGAGAGCAAGCCCTTCCATGTTAGCGCGACGCGCACGAACCACCATGCCAGACCTCAGTCTGACGAACTCGAATCTTTTATCAAGAATTTGCTCGTATTCCTCTGGACTGGTTACTTTCAACTCTTCCATCTCATTTCTCCCCTCCAAAAAGAAGTGCTGCCAAGCTGATCCTAAAGGACGCCGGCAGCACTGATTGTGATTACTAAATTTAAGACCTACGGAGTTACATCCTCAGCTCGCACAATTGCATAGGTACGATCTCCAGCAGTCCTGCCTGAAACAGCGCGACCTGTCAACGTTACATTGGCGGCTGAATCCTTCGTACGGCCCAAAGCGATTGTTAGACCGCCACGATTCAGGCAGCGATAGAGCATGACCCACCACAAAACAGCTGCGTCATCGTCATCGGGCCAAATAAGCCCTGCGCAGAAGTAGTCGAAGGTTTTGAGCCCGCCTCCGGTAATCTTCTCAATCTGCGTTGGCGTGCCTGTTGGGGCCGTGTAGACCGATCCCGGCAACATCACAGAAAGCTTGCTAAGGTTTCTAACTTGGCGCATGGCTCCCGTGATTGTTGCCTCATTCTGCGTGATGAAATCTGAGACCGCGTCTTCTTCCTCATCGACACGAATCTCATCGAAAGTCGGAGATGTAGCGAATTCCCATCCCTCATTTGTGTAGCCCACAGAGAAGCCGTCAGGATTCGCCGTAGCGTCAAACGTGCCAGTGGCGAAGTCTACAGCAGCAACGGCATCAACCGCCGGAATTGCCAGTTTAACGAAGAGCTGCGCGAAGCCTCTATGAAGCTCTCCTATGCTCCAACCATCTGCTAATCCAGCCATTTGGTTATGCTCCCTTCGCGGCTTCCGCGTCTGCCATTAATTTCTTTACCCGTTCGCCCCGAGCGCGGAATTTTGTCCGCGCCTTCTCAAAGTCTTCTTCTGATTCAGTGAAACCACCAAACTGATCACGATGCCGCGAGCGGAAGTACCTCTCGTCAATGGCCGTGATGTAAGAGAGAGAAGGCCGGCCCGGCTGTACGCCGCCGAAAGCGGCAACCGCGAGATCATTGTAGAGTCTTGCCCCTTCACGCTCACCAAATTCCGCCCGTAGACCATCCCACGTCACCGCCTTGCGCTCTCCAGTATCAGGATCGACGCCGGGATAAGCCTTGCCTTCAGCGTTAAAGCCGTGCTCTATCTTCTTTGGCTTAGCGGGAACCAGCTTGTTAGGATCTTCAGCCATTTACGTTTTCTCCATCAGTCCGTTGAAGGTGATTATCAAGCTACCATTCTGCTTATAAGTGCTCTTCGCTTCGTTAAAGAATGCCGCGTAGTCATGATCAATATCCCAGTAAGGTATTCGCTTGCGCGGATAGCCAGTGAACAATGCCCCTAGTGATGCCCGTTCAATAATGATGTGGGCAGCTTGCACTCGCTTCATCACTGAATCAGCCAAGGCGTCCGGGTCTGACCCAATATCCTCGATGAGGATTTCCAGCACATGCGTTTCGTCAACACTATGATCATCTTCACCCTTGAACGTTCGACTCCGGCGCGGAATTACGCTGCAAGCTGGAAACCTCGTATTGATCCCGCGCGAGCGTCTCCAGACTGCGTATGCGGGCATCGTTGCATCGCCGTTAACTTCTGCGTGAACTGCCGCCTCACCCGCTTGGAGCACTGCTATCAAGTTGTCAACTAACGGGCGAATAAATTGCTGTGTCAGGCTCGCGTCCCATGCCATCAAAGCACCTTCCAGCCATCAGCCCGCGCCACTGCGGCATAGGAATCATGAAAGACCTGTAGATGCGCCTGCCCCTCTTCCTCTGTCGCTTGCATCACAAGCCGTACAGGTAAGCGCCCTCGGCCTTCATGGTGTGCCCGCGCCTTTGGGTCAGAAGTTCCTACTCGCAGCACGTGAGCCTCTTCCTCTCTCACGTAGTTTGGCGCACCTTCCTCAGTCAAAGAACGGTACATGCGCTGCGAGAATTGCAGGATAGGCAGATCGCCCACTGCCGCTTCTTTGAATGCTGCGTACGATGGAGTCAGCGGCGCGTAACCGCCCCCGCCTTCTGAATCAAGCCAACGACGCTCATGGTCAAGTCGAATATCAACATTCGGTTGCCAGCCCTGCGGTAGTTCGCGAACGTCGCTCACGACGCTGACCATATGATCAATTGCGGCGTATAGTTCTCTTTCGCCCCGAACGTTCATAACCCTACGTTAACCCTTCCAAACGCTGGTCCTGATGTTGCTCGCCACTCCTGCCAAAGGGCCGTAGACGAATCCATTGGCTCGACTAACTGCAACGTCAACGGCTCACGCCCCTCGATCGCGTTAACTACTACAGCAGCCTCCATCACCGCCGGACTGCCCCACGCAAATCTAATCTGATACGGAGCGCCATCGACGTTCCCAGAAACACCACGCAGTTGACAAGGAACATTCTCAAATATCTGCCCGCTTGGGAGGCGTAAGCGACATCTGTCTGGCAATCCTTCAGTTGCCAGGCGCGACAATCTAACTCGCTCCTCAGCATAGGCTTGCTCTAACAATTCGCTCATACGTCATTGACGATTGCCGCCGTGGGTATGGTCAATAGTGACAGCGTTCCCGCGCCGCCGCCCGCTTGGCTTTCCAGATCTTCTGCCAGCTTAAGGTACATCTCAGCTTGCTCTTTCCGGTAAAGTGACAGCCCGCCACCGGAAACCTCAACGTTGTACTTGCGAATCAATCTTCTGGCAATGGTTCGCGCTGCTGTAGCTGCTGCCAGGTTAATATCCTCGTGCTGGTCAAGTGTAAACTGAATCTCTTCGTCACCAAGCAGGGGATCATCGGGATTTGTGTCCTGAATCAAAAACCGGACCTTGCCAATATCCGTCTCAATGTCATAGGTCCAGTACACTATGATTCCTTCAGCGCTTCGACTATCTCAGCTTTCTTGGCTGACTTTGGTACATCCACGCCCTTCTCCGTGGCCTTCTGAAGTAGCTCCGCTTTCTTCATGCTGGATAGGAGCTCAGCCTCAGTCTCAACCCCAGTCTTATCAAGTACGGTTTTCAAAAGCTCATTAATCGATTCCACTTGCAGGATTTGTGCCAATTCAGGATCTACGTGATTAGTCGGTAGCACGGATGGGGCAGGTATCTCAAAGTGCTTGGCAATCAGGGCTGATAGGCGGCTTAGATTATCAAGCGCGTCGGCTCGGCGTTTTGCTTTTGCTGCGTGGCTCGCCATCTCGACTCCCTAGAACTGAAACACTACAGCGCGAATGGTGACAGATGCCGGATCAGACAGCGGCGTAGTCGCGTTAGTCAGATTACATCGCTTGACCGTGACAGTATTAGCCGCTGATACAAAGCCTTGAATGGTCGCATACTCAGTAGTGGCCCATGCGGCAGCAGGGATGCCAAGAAACACGGGATTGCCATCAGCGGCTCCTGTTACTGTAATTGTAAAAGTCTCACATGTACCAGCGTCTAAAGCCGTAAAGTTGACCGCGCCCGTACCAGTTAGGACTTTGGTGATTGCCGCGCCGCCGGAACCGATTGTCGCCCCGCCTGTTAGCGTACTTGCGCCGGTGACGCCAAGCGTTGAGCTAACAGTCTGCGCCCCCGTGACGGCAAGTGCTCCTGTTATGCCAACGGTTGAGCCGGTGATGTTGACATTCTTGTCTCCACGGGCTTTCACGGTAACAGTGCCTAATTGACTGATTGACACCTCACCGCCACCGCGCTTCATAGTCTGGGCCATGACGACGGTGAAACACGCCAGCAAAACTAGGAAGATTATCAGCGTTCGCTTACTCATTCAGTCACCTTATGGAATCGGCGGGGTATACCCGCTCGGCTCATCATACGTGCCATTACCAATACGCATCACTACTGCGCCCACGCGGTTGTTAGCTCCAAAGCCGAGGTGTCGAGAGAACTGTGACTCATAGAACGGATGGTCGTTGCGCTCGGCGCGTTTAGCAAATCCCTGTAACTCGGTCTCAGGATGCTGGCGACGGCCCAGTGGGCGGTCTCCCTGCGTAGTAGTAGCAATGATGTAATTATCCGGTAGGCTAGCCCATTCGGCAATCCAGACGCCCGAGGATTCATAGCCAATAAGTGGGCCGGGGAGAGCCACGCCAAGGTCGCCAACAAGCTGACTTTGGCCTGTGCCGAGACGGATGTTTGGATCGGCCTTCTCAAAGAATGTGCCGAGGGCTTCAGTTGTAGCCCGCAGGTTCGTTGGAATCAGCGCGATCACATCACCCGCATTTTCAGGATGGTTCACGAGTGCGTCATGGATTGCTGGATAGGGATTAGTTCCATCCGCGATCCCTGCCGCTTGAGCCAGCAGGTTAGTGGCGGTCGTAACAGTATCCGCGCCAGTCAACAGCATGTAAGTGTCGCTGTCGTTGTTAGCCAGTGGCTTGACCGTGACATTGCCGTCTTCAGGATCGGTAAACGTATAGCTTGCTGCCGAGAACAGTGCGGAGAGCAACTGATCCCGCACCCAACGCCGATCAGCGTTGAGCATGGTCAGCGTGATACGGTTGGCATCGGCCACGGTCATCTTCGCGCGAGCGATGAAGTTTGTGCCCCAGGCTGTGCCGGCATCCCAAATAGGAAACCCAATGT